AGGAGAGGAGGAATGAAAGAGGAGAATAAACCAATCTGGTTGATTGATTGGACGTATTGTTACCATTCCTCCTATATTATGTTCATTTAATATATTTTTTTGTTTTAATATATTAATAGCTTCATTATATGATGCGTAATTGGTTATATACTGTGGGAATAAACGAGTGGCATCTTTTAGGAACACATCTTTATGTCCTTTACCTTCAGTAATTAATTTATATTGATCTTGTAGTGTTTTCATTATTGTTTAAATAGGGTTATTAAGTCGTCTAAATATTCTTGGGCTAAATCTGTTGGATATAAAATAGAATAATTTGGGTTTTGTTTATATTTATCTGCTGATTTTAATTTTGCTTTTTGTAGTAATGGGATTAATTCATTTAATTTTTTTTCAATTTCATCAAAATCTACTAATCTTTTTATTATGAAATCTTTCTTTTTAGAATCATCAATGTCAAGATTTTGAATATAATCTTCTAAATTAAAATTTTCATCTAAAACATATTCTTTCCATAATTGTTTATAATCTATTCCTTTTTGTTGTTTAATCATTTTATCCATATTAACTACTTCCTCATTTTCAGAAATTGTATTATATTTTACCCATTCTTGGATACTAAAAGGTTTATTAGTTTGTGGTTTAAATGCATATTTTGTATTATACCCTCCACTACTACTTGATGTAGATATTTCTGTTATTTTTTTAAATAACTTTTGTTTTATACTTCCTTCATTTATATCTTTAAATTTTGCATATTCTGATGGGTGATTTTTTCTCAAATATGTTCTGAATTCATTAAATGATTTAACTGAATTTTGTGCTATTTTAGATAATTCAGGATCTGTTTTACCTGATTGATGTAGGTCTTTTAAATTGTTTTTAAGTTTATTAAATAAATTAAAAGCTACACTAAATTCTGGTGTATATTCTACATCCCATGTTATTTGTCCTGTTTCGGGGTTTGAGTTTGATACAGTGTATTTAATCCCACTATCAGTATCTGTGTCTCCTATATTTAATTGATTGTTCATTTTACTTAATTGTTTTTAATTCTTCAATTAACTCATAATATTGTAATAGATCAATTAAATTATGTTCTGTGATGTTTTTATTTTTATCAATTTCTTTAATTAAGTTATTAATTTCAAATAATTTAATTTTAGTAGCTTTATCAGTAATTGATTTTAAAGAATTACTAATTTCTTTTTTAATTTCTTGAATTTTACTATTGTAAAACTCTTTTAATTTTGAAGATGAATCTACTGAGTTGATAAATTCTTTTAGTATAGTTTTTTGTGAAGGATATAAATCAGAATATTTAGTATTAAATTTTTCAAGTAATACTCTATATGTTAACATTCTTAAATCTTTATCATATTTTTTGAATTCATCAATAACTCCTTCTTTAACATTTATTTTATTTAAATTATTATTAGTTAGATGTTCTAATAGAGTTGTTTTATTTTCTATTATTAAATCAGGATTAAATATTTCATTAGCACTATATAGTTCAATTAATATACTTAAAGCAGCTAATGGTTTGTAATTATTAATTTTTGTTTTAAAAAAATCATCTAAATTATAATTTTCTTTAATTTCTTTAATTAAGTTATATTTTTCTTTTTTTAAAGAAGTACGATTTAATTTTTTAGATAATTCTAAAATAGTATTAACTATATTATTAGCCTTAGTTTCATTAACTGTATTAGATTTAAATACAGCATCATATAATTTATATTCTTTCCCTAATTCAGTGTTAGTAAAATATTTTTTAATTATATTTACTGATGGGGAATCTTTTCCTGATAAAGTATCTGATGTTACTTTTCTTATTAAGAGTTCAAATAAAATTCCTGTGTTTTTATATTTAGAGTGGCTAAATTTCATTATTTATATTTTATAAATATATATGTTTTTATAATATATTATTTTCGTTTAGGAAATTAATATCTTTTTCTTTATCATAAATATTTATTTTTTTATTATTCTGCATAGATTCTAATAATACTTTATATTTTCCTTCAAGTGCTAATGGGTTTGGACCTTTTTTTCTATTTCTAAATCTATTATCTTCAGGTCCCATATCTTTATAATCTGATTTTCCTATTCTATCTTTACCTAATGGATCTTTTTGAGTACCAACATATGATGCTTTTTCTGTAGGTCTTCCTGGTTCATCCTTATCATATCCTTTAGGTACTGAATTATTTGTGGTATATCTACCTTTACCATATAAAGAAGCTAGATCGTGTGGTGTGCCGTATGACTTACCTGATTCTAAAGGATCATTTCCTTCATCTCCGATTTGTTTTAATCTAAATTCATCTTTAGCATCTTGAATAATAAGATCTTTATATTCATCAAATTGATCTTCACTATAATGAAATATATTATCATATATCCAATCTTTTGGAAGTAATTTAGCTTCCATAATATTTTTAGCTAAATCTACTTTTTCCTTTAATAATGCTATTTTTTCTTGATCATATATAATAGATGGAGTTGTTAATGATAATTCAAAATTTGATAATTCTTCTCCTCTATAACCTTGAGTATATAAATGGATAAACGCTATTTTATATAATTCTGATGTTACAATTCTTTGAATACGTTCTATTGTGCGGGCAAATCGGATATCTTCAGCAGCAAGTGTTGCTTTTCCTGTTAATTGAGCATCATATCCAAAGAATGCTTTAGGTACTTTAAGAGCTGTCATCATTTTATCTCTTAAATACTCTACATCTTTAATTCCATCGTATGCTAATCCTGGGGCTGTATCTAGTTTAGTAGTACTATCTCCACCTCTTACGGGTATGAAAAAATCTTCTAATAAATTTTCCATATTATATTTAAGATTATATTCCCCTGTTTGAGGATCAACATATGGAGTTCTTTTCATTTTAGAAATAGTTTTTTCCATAAATGCTTCAACATCTGCTGGTGGTATTGAACCTACATTTATATAAAATATTCTCCTTTCAGGTGCTCTAACTATTCTATGTATTAGCATAGCATCTTCCATTAATGCCATTTGTTTATATGCTTTCCTAGCTGGTTCTATATAACTACGTCCATATGGTAAATAATTAGAATCAGCCAATAATCTAAAATGAGCCATTTCATAATTATCGAAATAATATGCATCTTTATTTACCATATCAGAATACATTCCTCCCATATAACCACTAGCTCCTAAGTTACCTGTAGGATCATATCTAAATCTTATTGATGATGGTTTATCTTTATCATATCCTTCTTCCCTAGTAATATTATAAGCTGAAAAAGGTATAACATTAAATACTCCAAATTTTTCAGCTATTTCTAATTTTAAGAAAAAATCACCAAATTTACACATCTGTCTAATCCATGACCATAAATTAAATTCTATATTTAATACATCGTAAAATAAATTATATAATAATTTTTGGACATCTTCATCTGAAGATTTAATAGATAAAACATCGTTTAAATCATCTTTAAGTGTTGATTCATCCGAAATAATATCTAATGTTGATGCAATGATAGGATCTGTATCCATCATTTCATAATCTTGATATAAATTAAGTCTTAATGTTGGGTAATTAGCATTAAAATTATATAGTGGATTTGAGTTGGTAGTATATAATCTATTATATCTATCATGTAATGCATTAGTTTCAATTTCACCACTAACTTGAATTTTATTAGTATCTAATACTGTAATATTATCTCCACCAACATTACGAATTATAACATCTGTTGAAAATAATCTTTTTAATTTAGAAAAGATATTATTGTTTTTATAAATATCTGGGGTTGTTTCTCCTGCCATTTTTAATGATTAATATATTGTTATAAATATAATGAATTTTATTATAAAAGCCAATTTAAATCTTCCTTTTTCCCATTCACATTCATGGTATATGGGTTATCAAATCCTTTGGAAAAATACACCCCTTGAGAAACTGAATTACCTGGGCGGATATTTCCAAGCATTGCTTTTGTTAAATCTAAACTTTGTTGTTTAAATTTCAATGATGTATCTCTTAAATACATTCCTATACAAAAAGGCATAACTAAATCATCATTGTATCCTGATTGGGCTTCTGCTCTACCATTTTTCCATATAAAAACCTTCATTTCTTCTAATAATCGTTTTGATTTTATAGTCACAGATCTATCTCCTACAAATTCTCTACCTTTATTAACTACAAGTGGTCTTGTCTTTAATGATACTGTAAATCCTGGGGTTACATTAGTACTATTTTCGTATTTATTAAAATATGAATCAACACCCATTGATTCTGCTTTTGGAGAATAATATAAATTTGGATATCCCCTCTCTAAAATAGCATCTATAGTAGCCCATCCTATACTTGAATTTTCAACAACTAATAATGCTTGATTATATTCTGTGGCTATAGCTGTCAAAAAATATCCGAATTCTTTAGTAGGTAATTGACCTTTAAATTCTGCTACTTGGATGTTTGTTTCTATATCAAAAACATGGAATGATGAAAAGTCTTTTCCATCTCCACGGGCTACATCCGCTACTACTATATATTCTCTTGAATAATCTGCAGGTTCCCAAACCCATAAATTTTGATCTGCTCCTCTTTTTTCTAATGGTTCTTGAATTGTTGTTTGTTCTATAAATTCTAACATTTCAGGATAAAAAACTGTATCTCCTGATGTATTAAAAGAAGCATCACATTCTTGAGCTGCTAATCTAGGATCACCAAGTAATTCATCTTGTTTTTTCCTCCATTCTTCATTTCGTTCTGGGTGAACAAACCATGGTAATTTTATAGGTAAGAAATCATTTTCTGATGATTCTGCTTTAACCCATGTTTGGTGAAACCAGTTTCCTGTTCCATATGGTGTTGAAAGGACTATAGCTCCACCCCCTGTAGCTAATGTTTGTTGAGCTGATGCCCATATTTCTCCAATACTATCAATAAATGCTGCTTCATCTATAATCAATAATGATACTGCTTCTGATCGCCCAGCATCGGATGCAGCTGATACTGCTTTGATTTGAGAACCATTATTTAATCTTAAACTTAATTTATTATTTTCTACATCAGGTACTTTTAACCATGAAGGTAAATTATCATACATAAATCTTACCTTAGTTACCATGTTTTTAGCAGTTTCTTGTTTCGTAGCTATACATAAAACATTTTTATCTTTATGAAATAACATTAACCATAAACCATAACCTGCAGCTAATGTTGATATACCTAATTGTCTAGATTTAAGAACAATAGAATATGGATTTTCTTTCCATAATGATAATACTTTACCCTGAAACGGATATAGATTAAATAATACTCTACCTCTAACCGGATTCTGGATATGGCAGTATTTATTCATAAAATGACTCGGGGATTGAGAACATTTTATATATTCTTCTCTTATTATTTGTTTTATATCGGGTTGTTGACTCATAATATTATACTTAATATAATACCTAATATTCCTGCTCCATATCCTATATATTTGAATTTTCTTTCAGTTTCATAATAATTTTTGTAAATATTTATTTCATCATTTTTATTAATAATTAATGAATCATATTTATTTTTATTTTTATTATATAAGTCAAATGAAGTATTATTATTTTTAATAATACTATCTTGTTTATAAACTATTGAATTAAAAATTTTAATGGAGTCTTGAGTTAAAGATAATTTATTTTTTAAATCATCTCTTTCAACTTTAACTAATAAAGCATTTTTTAATGCTTTACATGGGATAGTACAACTATCAGTTTGAGAATACATCAACGAACTCTTTAACAATATCATCATTAGACATATTGTTAATACGATCTTTTTCTTTATTATATTTTTTTTCATAAAACTTGGCTTTATTGTTTAATTCAGTTAATTGCCCTTTATCTTTATCAATTTGATTTTTTAAATCTATATTTATATTTTTTAAATCATTTATTATAGAATCGTTTTTATTTATACTAATAATTAAAATATAATTTATATTATTTAATTTAATTATTTGATCATCATTTTTAATTACATTATTAGTATTTAATTTCCATCCCATATAACCAATAATTAAAAATAAAACACATATAACTATTATTTCTGGTTTCATTATCCTATTGTTAATTTATTAATAAATTGTTCTAATTCTTTTTTAATCTTAGTTTTTTCTTTTAATTTAGAAATAATATTTTCTTTATCTTTACCTTCAGATTTTTTATAATCACCTGCTAAAGATTTCATTTCTTTTTCTACTTGTTTAAGTGCTGATATTGCTTTATTTAAACTTGAAAATTCTTTATCTCCTGATTTAGCAGATTTAGTTGCTGTTTTATCAATATCTTCATCATCTATGGATATATCATCTTTGTCTTGTTTATTCCAATTATCTTTTACTTCTACATCATCTTCTTCAGTTTTTTTAGGACGTCCTCTTCCAGCTTCATTAAATATATCTTGAATTTCTTCTCTAATAATTTGTCTTAGTCTTAAATTTGTATTTTTCATTTCTTTTATTTGTATAATTAAATCGTTATTTCCTTTTATTATTCTATGCCAAGTTAATTTAGGTATATATAATTCAACCCCAGGTTCTAGATTAATGGGTAATTGATTATCTTGTTGATATTTCCATCCTTTTCCTTCTAAAATAGTAATATTGCGAGAGTTTAAATCTCGATGCCATTTTAGTTCAATAGGATTGATATCATTATTAAACTTACGAATTATAACATTATCTAATGTTGATATGTTATTATATGGTTTCATTTTATAGGTTCAAACCAATTTGAGCAATATTTTTTAAGATTTTCTTTAGAAACACGTTCTTTAGTATCTGGGTCTATTAAAAAATATGTTCCCATATATTCTTCATAATTAGAATTAGAACACGTATATGCTCCTTCATCTTTATTGTAATTTAAATATTTACAAACATGACACCCAAAACCTTTTTCTGAATATATATAAGGTTTAGATGATTGGTCTTCTTTTATTAGATCAGTTAGTTTTATCAATTTAGTTTAAGTTTTTAAGTTTATATAAAGTAGATTGAACTAATTCTGTTATAGTATCTACTTGGTTTTGTAAATATGAATCTGTAATGTCTACCCTTAATGTATCAATAGTTGACATTAATGCTTCAAAATATTGGATAACTTGTTGTTTGTTATTATACTCTATTAATCCAAAATTAGTGTATCCTTTTAAAATACCATATTTTCCTTGATATGATTCTACTAATCCATCTACTAATCCAACAATCCCATCATAATAACCTTGTAAAGCCATATGTTCAGCAAATGAAGTTGTTTGAAGATGAAACACATGAGATTGTGTTCTAGAGTGAAATAGATAAGAAATTAATTTATTACAATTATTCATGTTTATGTTTTATTATAAATATATATTATTTTGTTTTCCCCCATTTTTTACCTTTACCTTTAGTTTTACATTGAGATGGAGTTGGACGACATGAAGGATATTTAGAGCGTTTTTCGCCTTCTTTTCTACCACATGCTTTATATCCTCCACTACCATCAGGTGCGTTACAGTCTACCCATCCACCTTCTTTACCTTTAGGACCAGAGCGTTTAAACCATTTATGAAGACTTTCATCTTCGTTAAGACTAATAGGTGTAGGAGTAGGTATATTAGCATCTTTATATTTATTAAACATAAAGTTTACCATTTGATAATCATTAGTAGATAATCCTTGTTCTAATTTAGGACTAATTACTATTGATGGTATATTATGGTTATTTAATCTAAAAGCATATGTACGATGAATACCATCAATTGCT